AAACTTTGCTTAAATGTGCTAGGCAGGCTAGCTTGAATGTGTTTTCATATTCATATGATGATTTATTGGAAAAATGGGATGAGGAATCCGCTTTCTTCCAGAAACCAACGTAGTTGGTCCTGTAGTAAATTATATCGAGCGCAATTTGCTAACCACCGTGTGATGGCGGGTTCGAGATTTGCTTGGCAAAATCACTAACCTTAGGCAACTTGGTAAGTTCGCCTATTGTATTTCTATTACCAGCAATACAACACAAAACAATGATAAAATTGAGGAGGAAGCCAATTCTGCTGCTAGAGCGGTTGGTAATTTAGAAATAGATAAAAGTGGGTATGGAACTACCACTGAAATTGCTCATTTTGACGATACAGTTGAGCCACATAGCGTGGTTGACAAAACGCATGTTACGATGCCAGACGTTTATCTCGAAGAGACATTGAAAGGATGGCTTTCACGTGTCTATCCTTTGGAAAATATAACGTGGTCAACGTCAGATAACATTGGCACTCAATTAGCTTGGTATGAGTTTCCAGCTAGCTTATTTAACCTTAATTCTTTGTACGAGAAGGTGAGGAATATTCATTATTTTCGAGCTAATGTCAGGGTTACTATTCGTATGAATGGTACTCGAATGCATTATGGGAAATTGCTGATTACATCTTCGCCTTATCCATCTTATGACTTAGCTCATTATGCACTAACTAACAATATTTACAGTGCAACAGGATATCCATTTACCATTGTATCTCCTACTGAAAATGAACCAGTGGAGATATTAGTTCCGTTTATATCGCCCTTGATGTATTCAACTGTGAATCCTGCCCATTATGACATACCTTTTTATTAATTTTATAATTGGGGAGGAGTGGGTATATATGTATTAAACCCTCTTAATAGTGTTGGTGGACCCACCAACGTGACTTTCACAGTATTTGCAGCATTTGAGGATATTTCTTTTGCAGGATATACTTCCTCGTCCCTGCCGAGGCCTGCTAAACCGACAGCTCCAGCTTTTCGGATGGCTAGTAGACCAGTGACTTCGATGAAAAGATACGAAGCTCAAGCCAAAACAGTGGAAGCAACAGAAGCAGCTGCAAAAGCTCGAGCGGGAATAGTAACAAGGACTTTGGAAAAAGTCACTGCTATGTCTGGGGCATTATCTCTTATTCCTGAAATATCACCTATTGCTGCAACTGTCGAGGGAGTTGCCTCCGCATTAACTCCTGTCGCTAAATATTTTGGCTGGTGTAAGCCCGATAATGTTGCTATTCAACAACCTGTTGGGATTAAATACGCAGATTTTGCTCATTCCGCAGGTATAGATAACTCTGTAAAGTTAGCTTTGTATCCTGACAATTCTGTTCAATCTGCAATGAACATATTAGGGAATAGGCCAGAAATGGATTTCTCGTATATTCTTTCTCAACCAATGCTTATTGATATTTATTCATGGAGTGCAGGTGATGTAGGAACCGTTCTTAGTTTTCCTGTTACCCCATCGTATCATCATGACTCTGGAGATCTTAGGTTTCCCACATTCAACACCCATATTGCTGAAGCTTTTCATTATTGGCGTGGTGATATGCGGTATTACTTTTCCATATCTTGTTCAGCATTTCATTCAGGCCGTCTTCGTGTGGTCTGGACTCCTGAAGATCTCGATGCACCTTCTTCATTAGAGGATCAATCAAATGTGATCTCGAAGGTGGTTGATATTCAAACTGAAACTGAGTTTGGTATTGTTGTACCATATCTGTCAAGTCAACCATATCGATCCACCGCATATCGTGCATCTGCGCCAGGTGAAGGAGGTAAAAGCAACCAGTCATCAGGAGACAATGGTC